GGGGCCTGGACCGTTGTGGGGCGTTTTGTTTACAATGCCGGTTTGACAGAAAAGATCACTGGGGCGTCGTTCTATGAGGATGACACCTTTGAATTGCCGGCAGAAAAGGATTTCCCAACGCGCCAGGCCTATGTCCGCGCCGTGTACACCAAGTTGAGCAAGTTGGTGTTGCCGGAGGAGGTGGGGCCATTGCTTGATCAGCGGAACGCCACTATGGCCTACATGGCTGATCATGAAGATGAGCTGCCACCCAATTTCACACCTGAGGCTAATGCGAGGGCGCTTGCTGCCCTCGGACGCATCTTGGAGAAGCGTATGGGTGTGAACCTGGCGGGCGTGGAGGCTTTCACGGTGGCATAGAGGCGCCATCCTAGGCAGTGCAGAAGTTGCGGATGTGATCCTCCAATCGGTGTGAAGTACCGGTGGAAGTACCGCATATGCTGTGACTGCCGACAGAGGCTGCGCACTCGGTGCTACGTGAGTGGCTTGGGGCAGCAGGTGATTGCTGGCCTTGAGCCGGCCGGCGGTCGTTGCGGGAGCATACTTTTAGAAGGAGAACAGCTTCCCCCGCCGGCGAGCAAGTGGCAGACGGTGGTGTTGCCTGCACGGGCTGTGATGATGAGATCTGCGGATGCCAGAGAAATTGGTATTAAGCGCGCAGCCCAAGGCAAGTGGGTAAGCTTAGAGGTGGATGACATCTTCAAGTTTGCCAAGAGAGACTTTAAGCGGACAGTTGAAGCTAGGGCCATTGGACCTATCATATCAGGAGCACGAGTGATGGTCTCAGCACGAACTGATTACAATGCGTTCAAGGCTGTCGCCGCAAGAGTCTTTCGACCCGTCCCACCACCGGAGCCAGGCATTTGGAGGTTTGCGGCTACCTTCAAGTTTTTGCTGTGTCCATGTTGGGGAAAGTTCCCGTCTGAGCAGGATTGGGACACATGGATACGTTCGATGCCTCCGGAGAGGCAAAAGCCGTTGAGAGAAGCCAAGGCGCTGTATGATAGAACTGGGTGGTTGAGTGCATACGAAAAATTCCACGCTTTTGTGAAGTGCGAGCTCTTGCCTTTCTTTGGAAAGACTGAAGATGGGCTCAAAGCACTGGATGCCATGATAGACAGGCTGATCAACGCACCGCATGATGTCACTCATGTGATCGCGGGCAGAAAGATTAAGCCGTTTATGTCGTGGCTGAAAGAGCAGTGGCACCACCAGAACCACCTGTTTTATGCGTCTGTTGAGCCGTTGAAACTGCAACAGTGGCTTGATCGGGTCACTGGCGGGTCGGCCAAGACGATTTTTTGGTCTGACTATACCCTCTTTGATGCGTCCCATAACGATGACACCTGGGATTTTGTGGAATCTTTGTATGTTGATCACTTAGGTGATCCCGATTTCCGCAGGGTGTTACAAGTTTTGAGGAAGCCAGGAGGTACGATTAGAAATCTCCGATACCAGGCGAAGGTGATGAATGCCAGCGGGCGTCCTGATACAGCATTGGCTAATGCCTTCTTGAATGGGTTTGCCATGTTGTTGAGCGCTTGCGCGGCGTGGTTCGGAGTGGACCTGAGGCACGTTGACCACAAGCTATTATTGGAATTTACACCGTTTGTGCAGTTGGCGGTGTGTGGTGACGATGCGTTAGGGTTCTTGCCGGAGATGAGCGAGGCAGCGCGTTTACGGTTTCTGCAGGACTTGCGAGCTAACCTTGCCAGGTTTGGCTTCATCGCAAAAGCCTTTGCTAGCGATCGATACGAAGACGCTGTATTCCTCGGCCATCGACCTCTGCCGATAGGGGGTCGTTGGTATTGGACCCGGACATTGGGTCGCTGTTTGTACAAGCTTGGTTGGCAGCTTGGTGTGAGGGGTGATGGTGGAGCGGTCATGCATGGCATCATGGACATGCATCGGCGGTGCTCTGCGCACACTCCGGTTCTCGCCGAGATTGCAAATGCCTACGTTAGGAATAGCCAAGGCATGAAGCTGACTATGATAAGTGAGGATGTGCACAAGCCCTGGGAGTGGATGGGTCGTTTTGGTCCACCGAACTACGACGACAGTACCATCCAAGCCCTGGCAAGGGTGTACACGGTCAGCAGAACCAGGTGTCGAACAGACTTGTCTCCCACGGACACGTATGTCTCTGAGCAGGACATCAGGGACTTGTGCCGTTATGTCGATGAGACGGTGACGTCGCAGCCGTGTGTTTTGGATCACTGGTTACTGAAGCACATGGTCTGGGTGGATGAGCAATGAATGGTGAGAGTGCTTACGGCTTCAGGATTGTAGGGAGGTTTGACCTTGACCTTTATATATAATCCTTCTCACAATTTTTTCTCTCTCCTTTTCCATCCTCTATTTACTATTTCTGAGTTATATCCAGGCCACGAAATAATGCCCAAGACTGAGGCTGCTAGGCAACGCCGAAAGGTCAAGAGGCAGCAAAAGAGACAGATGCGTCGTAGGGGTCAGGCTGAGCCTATGGCCTCCGATTCCCCTGTTCGAGATCAACAGCAGGCGGCGAGGAAGGTTTACAAGGCCGTTGCAAACAGGTTTAAGACTGGAAATCGTGCAGTTCAGGACTTGGCTGAGGTTATGACTATGCCTTGTATGGATGCAATCCGATTTCCAACTGAGGACATGCCTCGCAGTTCTGTAACGATCTGCACGGATCAACGCAATGTAGTGACCCCAACGACCAGCACCCAGGGCTTCCCCACTGGGGACATCCTTATTGCCTACTTCGGCCAGCCGGGGCGGCTGGCGATGATCTGGGGTCCAATGCTTGGTGCTAGTGGTACGTGGTATTTTGGGCAGTCTCTTGCTACCGCAATTGGTGGGAGGACTACTCGAATCATTGATGTGCCCCCCAGCTACGCAACAGTGACGCCTATTTCTGTTTGGTTGGACCCAATTGGCGTGGCACTCGACACGCCTGTCCATGGGAACACGCAAACCGTTGGGAAGCAGGACAATCACACTTTCCTTTGGCTGAATGTGGGTGACACCGTCACCATTTCCTGCACAACTACGGGAATCCCCGCTGTTGGGACCTTGTATTTAAAATTTGTCAGGTTTCAGGGGGCTAATAGCCCTGTCGAGGATATTTGGGAGCAGGCTATGGTTGTCTCCAGCTCGGCTGGCACGACTACTTATACACACACTTCCGCTGGTGCTTATGTTGCTGTGATTGTCGATAGCTATACTATTACCAGTGGAACGATTTCCGCGGGGCAGATCAGCATTTTTGCCACCGGCGTTTATCAGACTGGCACTGGCTGGTCGCAAGTTGCCATTAGTGACTGTGATCCTAATGCGGCAGGCGACATGAATATGCTTGAGGAGGCCCGGGTCAACGGGGCTTCAATGCTCGCGACAAATGTCAGTAGCGCCTTGAACAGGCAGGGGACCGTCTTGGCTGCAAGGCTAAGGCAGGTTCCCTTTTGGAAGGTTAGTCCTGCTATGCTTGGCAGGGCAGCTGAGAAATACCAAGGAGACGCTGCTCATGGTTGCTACACCTTTTTTGAGTTTTCGGATGCGCGCCAGCGCTTTGCCAACTGCAACACGGATTACGCCGCTTCATTTGACCTTGATTACAATGATTACTATCATTTTGTTGAGTTGAGCTGCCCGGCGTTTGCTACTGCTCCAAATAGTTACGCAGTAAAGTTTGACACACTGTTGGAGTACAAGACAGATATTGGACGCTACGGCAAAGCCACTAGTGACTACCAATATCAAGATTTGATTGCTGCTCGTAAGTTGATCAACTCAGTCCCTGTTTGGTTTTATGAGAATCCAACCCATGCCCGTGAGATTTACGGGTTGATTAAGCGCGCCCTGGGAGGTGCTTGGAAAATTGGCAAGAAGATTGCCCCTTACGCCATTAATGCCGCAAGTGCTGCCAACCCCGAGTTGGCTCCACTTTTGCAGGCGCTAAAATTGGTCTTGTAATTCCTTCGCACCTATTTTTCCCCCTTCCAAGTCCTCTGTTACCGCTTGTCGCTCAGAGGCCCGCTACAGGACCCTATTGAGGCCCGGCGGAAAAAACAAGGGTACCCAGGGTTAGTTCTTTAACCACGGATTTCCATCGAGATAGGAAGCTGATGAGTCGGGTTGGCCTCCGACGAAAGCACTCAGAAGGTCACCTACCACTGACGGTTCAGCCAACGCCCCCCTTTTTGGGGGTGTCGGGTTCGCACCCGTGCCGTCTGTGGGAATTTTGTTC